GAAAATCTTATCCATACTTTTAAATTTTATTACACAGAAGTGGATGACCTCGAGGATTTAAAACACGAGGTCATTACTTTTCTTTTAGAAAAACTTCATTATTTTAAAGTAGGTAAAGGTAAGGCATTCTCATATTTTAGTATTGTAGGTAAGAATTACCTTATATTATATAATAATAAAAACTATGCTAAGAAAAAAGGCAAAGCAGATCTTATAGAAGTAGATACTGATGATAACATATTAAATGAATTTGATAGAGATGAAGTTCGTAATGAAAAAGTAGAATTTTTAGATTTATATATAAATTATATGGATAAACGTATCTATAAAATGTTTAAAAAAGAATCTGAAATAAAAGTAGCAGATGCTGTTCTTACTATTTTTAAAAATAGAGAAAATTTAGAAATTTTTAATAAAAAAGCTATTTATATTTTTATAAGAGAAATAACTAAAGAAGAAACTCCCATTATAACTAAGGTTGTAAAGAAAATGAGGACAGTATTTAATAAATGCTATGCTGAATATCTTGAAACTGGGTATATTTATAACCATGAGTAATCCACTTGATACAATAATATTTGAAGGTAAAACATCATCTGACGTATTTAAAGAAATATATAGCAATAGTAAAAAAAAGGATAAACAAATAAATTCCTTAATAGCTGAATTAAAACCTTTAATACAAAATATTGGGGATGCCCCTGTAGTAGTACCTCTCATTAAAGAATATCTTGAGATAGGTGTAAAGAATGACGAACATTTGATTAAAATGATGGCTGTTATTCAAAGAATTAATAATAATGCTACTTCAAGTGGTGGAGATTCACTACTCACAGATGAGGAATTAAAACAACTCCAACAAATAGCCGAAGAAGTAGCAAAAAATGAGCCTAAAGAAAAATCTCAATAAAGGTAATTCCATAGGTAATTCAGGGAATTCTAAAAATCAAAATCCAACTAAAAGGGTTGTTGATATAATACTGTCACCTGATCACCGAGCATACAATAGTCCTGAAGATATTGGAACTATATTTTTTGTAGAGGTTGGCTTTAACCAAAATTATAATAATTCTACATCTTTACCCTCAGCTAAACCCATAAATAGGAATAATTTTACTTACCCTACAATTGGAGAATTAGTCCAGATTGTAGAATCTACTAGTAATGATATATATGATGATTTAGAGGGAGATATTAGTTCAACTACTAATTATTATACTCCTGCTATTAATATCCATAATAATACCACTAGTAATTCATTACCTTTAGAAAAGGATTCAAAAAAATTAAGATCTAAAAGAGAACCTAATATTAAAATTTTTGAATTTAAAAAAGAATTTAAATCCCCAAGCAGAGAAATAGCCAGAAAGCAATTAAATAATTATTTAACAAATTTAGGGTATTCAGCAGGAATCAATGATTCTAATGCCCCATTATATAATCTAACCCAATCCGCTAATGGAGATTATATATTTAGATTAGAAGAATCCCAAGATAATGAACAAGTTGCTGTAAAATTAGGTAATTATTTTAAAGAAAATCCTGAGTTAAACCCTTTAATTCCCAGTGAAGGAGATTCTATTATGGAAGGTAAAAATGGTCAACGAATCAGATTTACTACCACAGGACCTACGGGAACTAATGTTATAAGTAATAATGTAACAAATATCCCAGATGATGGTAATCCTAGTGTAGGTGATAAAGCTATGGTTCTTAGTTTAGGTAATAACTCCCAAGAAAATATAACTAAAGATGCAGCTTCTATTTATATGTTAGAAAACCAAAATATTCCTATAGATGCTACTTCTACTAATATAGATTCTCTAAATTCAACCTATACCCCTCTAGTAAACCCACTAGAATCTGTAGGCATGAAATCTCCAATTATAATTCCTCAAGCCTCACCCGAACAAGAATTACTAATCCAAGATATACAATTTGACTTTACCACGGCATTTGATTCTACCCCAATAACAGAAATTACCCAATCTACACAAATAGTTGATCCTGTATTCTCAGCTTTAGACGAATCCCAAACTGAAGGAATACTATTATATTCTTCTTCCACATATAGTATTGATGAAGGGGAAAACATAATTGCAGACCAAGGAAGTAATGATGAAGATATTATCTACCCAGGTACTGACTTTGTTATTTTCAATGGTGCTAATTATCTTAACACCCCCCAAAATAGTCTTTATACTGCTACTAATAGAGGTTTAGGTAATAAAGGAATTACTTTATCTAAAGTTATCAAAAGCCAAACAGCAATAAAAAATGGAATTTTAAATTTTCCAGGGATAGATGCTAAAGAAGGATACAATTTTACTGCTATTAAAATTATGTCTAATTTAGATAAAATTGTAACAAACTGTATAGATCCCATATTAAATGAATATCCTGATTTAATAATTAATTCGGGGTTAAGAGTTATCCAATTAAATAATATCTTAAAGGGATCTCAAACTTCTGAACATAGATTGGGTAGAGCTATAGATTTTAAAGTACCTGGAATACCCACATATGAAATTTTTAATTATATAGTAGATAATAATATACCATATAACCAATTAATTTGGGAGTTTCCTGAAAGAGGGAATAAATCGTGGATTCATATTAGTTTCCATGAAGGAAATAATAAGTTTAATAAAACTATAGCTTCTAAAGATATCTCTCTAAAAAGGATTCTAGAAAATAATTACAATGGGATAAATTTTAACGAGGGAAATTATGCTAGAAATATTAGTATTAATAATGTCCCTGACCATACAATTTTAACATAATGACAACTAATTTTATACAAGAAGATCAATATGTAGGTAAACAAATATTAATCGATAGTGATCGGTTAGTATTTAATGGCCGTAATGATAGTGTTTTTTCTACTAAGAACTTATTCCTATTTAAAACAGATGGTGAATTTCATGTTAATAGTAAAAATGATGTATTTATTAATGGTTCTAAAATTTACATAGGCCCCATTGAAAATGGACAAGACGTTAATATCCCGGCTGTAAGAAGTAGAGAATTAAAACAAATCCTTACAGAATTAATTAACTCTTTAGATATGTTTTTTAAAGTCCAATATCCAATGACTTCAGGATTAATGGGTCCTAATCCGGGTATTAATAATGGTTTAAATAAAGTTATCTTAAAAGATTTAGCTAAAATTAAATCTAGATTAGATGACATAGATAGTAAAAAAGTATTCATTAAATGATTAATAAATTAGTAAATAATATCCTTAATCAATCTTCTTTTACTCTTTCTGATACAAAAGATAGAATCTTAGTTGTAGCTAAAAAAAGAGCCCAGGAAGAAACTATAACTAATGTTCCTTCCCCACAAGATTTTAAAATTCAACTTGAAGGATTAATTCTAGATTCCCCTAATAGTCTTCTAAAGACTGAACAAACTTATAATAAGTTTAAAAACCCTTTAGAAAATGCAATAAAAAAATTAGAGGGGATAAAAAGTGAATTAGAAGCTATAAAGGCCAGATTTAACTCTATTAGAGATAATTTTATTAAATTAAATGATATTACAAATATATTTAGTGAATTATTAATAACAATAAAAGCATTAATACCCACATTAGATGGTATATTAGCAAGCCAAGTAGCACCTATAGTTAGTGGTACTATAATTTCAAAAATAACAGAATTTAAAAAAGACTTTAAAGATAAAGTAAAAAATGTTGAGGGAACTATATCTAATTTACCCATTGACTTTTTTATAAACGAAATTGACCAATTAGAACCCTTTGTTGATTTAGGTATTAGTAATGTCCAGTTTACTATAAATCAATTACAATTATTATTAGATCAACTAAATAGTATATGGGCTAATTTCCTTCTATCTTTAAACAACACAGAATTGGGGGATATTACTAGTAATAATGGTAAACCTTTACAGGGAACTACTTTAGAAGAATATATAAAAGATCCCTCTAATTTAAGTACGGTTATTACAGATCTTATCCTACCCTCATATAAAACTTATTATGAAGTCAGAGTTAATGGGCCTGGAACTCCTTTAATAGAAACAGGTATAAAAAAAACACCAATAAATTAAAATAATTTATATTTATTAAAAACTAATAGCAATGAAATTAAGTGCATTCGAAAAAATTATTAGAAAAGTTGTGCGTGAAGAAATTGATTATGCATTAAAACGCGAAATGGGTATGTTAAAAGAAGAATTATCTACATCTAAACCCATAATACAAGAAAAAATAGAAGATGATTCATTAAGAGAAGAATTTAGATCTAAATTAAAAAGTCAAATGCCCCCTCCCAATTTTAATACAGGTAATAATACTTTTAATTCGCTTTTATCCGAAACTGCAATATCTCCATCTCCTGAACAAATCTTTAATGATAACGACCCCGTAAATCAATTTATAAATAAGGATTGGGCCCCAGTGATGAAAGCAATTGAAAAGAAAAAAGAATTTAGACCCTAATGGCTATTAAATTACGTAAACCTATTACAATTGACCCTGTTGACATTGATGAAAAAGTTGCAGTGGGGATACGTTTACCCTTTAATAGGAAAAAAATATTTAATTTAGATTATACAACAAAATTACATGCTAAATCTAAATTAATTAATGTATTATTAACCTCCCCAGGTGAAAGGTTACATCATCCTAATTTTGGTGTAGGATTAAAAAATAGACTCTTCCAACAAAATACCCCAATAGCTGAAGAAGAATTAAGGGCAATAGTAACCCCCCAGGTTGAACAATACATTCCGGAAATTACTATAAAAAACATAACATTTAAAGATGAAAATATACAAGGCCATACCTTATATATAACAGTCAACTACAGTTTAAATAATAATGAGGAAGAAGACTCAGTCGCTTTAAGTTTTACTAATAACACAGGTACAACATCAGCTACTGATTTAAATAATTATCTTACTCTTCAATAATAAAGTATAATGGCATACTCAACAGCACAAAATAATACTAAACCTGTAAGGTATTTAGATAAAGATTTTAGCGATTTTAAAAATGCTTTAATCAATATGGCAGAGGTATATTACCCTGACTTATTAAATGATTTTACTGAGGGGAGTCCAGGTACTATGTTTATTGAAATGGCATCTTATATAGGGGATGTTCTTTCATTTTACACAGATACACAAATACAAGAAGTATTTTTACAACATGCCCAAGAAAGAGAAAACTTATTTGCATTAGCATATACTTTAGGATATATACCTACTGTTACTTCTCCGGCTATTGTAGATTTAGAATTATTCCAACAAATTCCCTCTAATGGTAGTGGTGATCCAGATTGGAGATATGCTTATAAAGTAAGACAAAATTCTGACTTTTTACCTAATAATGGGAGTGGAATTAGATATATAATAGAAAAGGATGTAGATTTTGCATTTTCATCATCCGCTGATCCCACAGAACAAACTGTATATTCTTTAAATGGGGGTCAACCTGATTATTTCTTATTAAAAAAAACAGTTAAAGCCATAAGTGCTGATATTAAAACTACAACATTTAATATACAAGGTGCTGAAAGGTTTAAAACCATATCTTTAGATGATTCCAATATAATTGGAATCCAATCCATCACAGATTCAGAAGGTAATAGCTGGACTGAAGTACCATTTTTAGCTCAAGAAACTATATTTGATGAAGTCCCTAACAATGAAGCCTATGATCCTGATTTACCTCAATATAATGGGCAAGTTCCTTATTTACTAAGAACTAAAAAAGTATCTAAAAGATTTGCTACTAGATTTAAATCTAATAAACAATTAGAAATCCAATTTGGTGCTGGATCAACAGGTGGTGATGATACTTCTATTATCCCCAACCCAGATAACATTGGTTTAAATACTAAAGATGGCAGATCATCCTTAGATAAATCTTATGACCCCTCAAATTTTTTATACACTAAAACTTATGGAGAAGTCCCTTCCAATACTGTTTTAACAGTTAAATATCTAGTGGGGGGTGGGATTCAGGCTAATACTAATTCAAATGTCATTAACAGAATAGGAAATGTAATCATAACACCTCGTCAAGGAAATTTAGATTCTTCAACCTTTACTGCTGCCACAGATTCTTTAGCATGTACTAATCCTAAACCAGCTTTAGGAGGGGGTCCAGGTGATTCCACTCAAGATATTCGCTTAAATACTATGGCACAATTTGCAGCTCAAAAACGAACTGTAACTAAAGAAGATTATATATTTAGAACACTATCAATGCCTGTCCAATTTGGTAATGTAGCTAAAGCTTATATTGCCCAAGATAATCAAATATCTCTTGAAACTAATAAGCGCATTGCTAATCCTAATGCCCTTAATTTATATACTTTAGGATTTGATTTTAATAAAAAGTTAGAAATCCTCCCCGATGTTGCTAAAATTAATTTAGCTACTTATTTAGAACAATATAGAATGTTAACGGATGCTATTAATATAAAAAACGCATCTATTCTTAATTTTAATGTAGAATTTAATATTAGTGTTAAAAAAGGATTTAATAATGATTCTGTATTAATTAGATGTATTAATGGACTTAAAAATTTCTTTAATATTGATAATTGGCAAATTAATCAACCTATTATAAAAGGTGATATAAATAATCTCTTATATAACATCGATGGGGTTCAAAATGTAGATCAAATTTTATTTACAAATAAACATGGTATTAATGATGGGTATTCTCAATTTAAGTATAATTTTGAGGCAGCTACCCGAAATAACATTATATACCCCCCAGTAGATCCCTCAATATTTGAATTAAAATATCCTGATAGTGATATAATTGGTAGAGTAACTCGATAATTTATAATAATGGCACATTACTTTATTTTCCCAGAAAAGGATACTACAATATATTCTCATCCCACTAATCAATCCATTAATACAGGCATTGATGAAATATTAACATTAAGAGACGAACAATCTTTCACAGACAATAATTATTATCCTAGTAGAATCTTAATTCAATTTAAAAACACTGAAATAGATAGTGTTATAAATAATATAATCCAGGATAAAACTATTATTACTGCTAGTATAAAGTTATTACAAACTGAACATAAAGAATTAAGTATTGATCAACACTTAGAAATTTACCCTCTATCAGAAAGCTGGGTAAATGGTACTGGTCGTTTAGGTAATATACCTCAAATTACTGATGGAGTATCTTGGAATTATCGCGATGGAAGCGACAATGCCATCAAATATAATGCTATAGGAACTTATTGGAATACCGCTAGTTTATCTGCGGGAACCACAGGAAGTTGGACAGACGAAGCACAAGGAGGTGGTGTGTGGTATACAGGCTCAGGATTTGAAGTAACCCAAAGTTATGGTTTCAACGATGAATTAGATATATCATTAGATATTACATCTCCAGTCTTAAAACATTATAGTGCTAGTAATAATAATGCTACTTACCCTAATGGAATTACTAATAATGGATTCATAATAAAACGTTCGGGATCACAAGAATTTACAGCTATAAATGATGGAGAATTGAATTTCTTCTCAATGGATACTCATACTATATATCCACCTTATTTAGATATGGCATGGGATGATTCCTCTTATGATACTGGCTCCGCGGTTTCTGATAAAATATTAAACACCGGTGAAATATATGTTACTCTAAGAAATAATAAAGGAGAATTTAAAACTATAGAAGAACCTAAATTTAGACTTAATGTTAGAGAGTTATATCCTACACGTAAATTTGTTACTTCATCAAACTACCTGGATGTAAAATATTTTACCAGTAAATCCTTTTATTCTTTAGTTGATTATGCAACCGAAGAAACAGTTATACCATTTGGTCCTACTTCTAAATTAAGTGCAGATTCCGAAGGTATGTTTTTTAAATTATATATGAATGGGTTACAAGAAGAAAGATATTATAAACTTTTATTTAAACATGAAAATAATGATGGTGTAAGAGTATTTGATGAAAACTGTTATTTTAAAATAGTTAAAACATAATGGCTAAATCTTACGGAAATACTATTATAGAAGAAAAAAATTCTTCACGTCTTCCCCAGGGTTCTAAAAATAATACTTCTTTACCCCCTATTATAGATGAAGATAATCCTATTCCTGATACTTATCAAGGTAATATAACTTTTACTAGAACTATATATAGTAAAGGAGAATTTAATAATAAAACTAATACATCATTTAACGAATTAAATAGTACTAATTTACCTATTGAAATTGATCAATTTTTTAATTTTTATAATGAAATATTTTTTGATATTCCTAGAGAAGGAGAAAATTCTCATACTACTTTGATGGAAAATAGTCTAGATTACATAGGAAGTTATAATAACCCCTTCCAAGGAATTGTAGATAATTTAGAAACCCAAATATCAGAATTACAACAAACTATTAATATTTTAGAAGCTGAAAACCAAAATCTACTATTAGGAAGTACTGGTGATTTAGAAACCCAAATCAATAACCAGGCAGCTCAAGCTGAATATGATGCCTACCTAGCAGAAATTGGTAATGATATTAATAATCCTATTTTAACTTACACAAAAATTGTAGCTAAACAGTCACAAGGGGGTTATGAAAGTAATTCAAATCGAAGAAAAAAAGACTTAGAACAAGCATATGAAAAGGCTAGAGCAAGTGATAAAAAATACCAAAATAGATCTACATCAGAATGGATAGCAGATGTTAAAAAATCTTCTAGTGGCAAAAAACAAGATGACCTTATTTTAGCTATAGGAAGAGTCAAACAAGACATTAAAAATAAGCTAAGCGATTTAAACCCCAATTCATAAATGGCTATATTAAGCACTCAAATAATAGAGACCCTTAATTCTCAAGACACAGAACAAATTTCTACTAAACAACTAGTAAGAAATTTTGGACAAAGTAATGATCTAGTAGTATTAAAAATACTAGACCAACAGGGAAAATTATTGTTATCTGATGAAAATTTCAGAGAATACACACCATATTATGATGCCCCCAGTACTACTAGTACACCTAAAGTAACTTCTATAGATATAGACTATGAACAAGTTCTTAAAGATTATGGATATACTTCGGGAACATATGTAATGAATTTTTCTTTTCAAAGGAAAATATTAAATGTTACTAAAGAAGCCTTTTCAATATCTGAAATTTCTCCCTCTAGAAGAGAAATTAGAATTACCCCTAATAGTATTAATCAACCAGATTTTGAAACAACTTTAGGGGTTTTAAATAGTATATTAAATTCTTCCCCTTTTGTAAGAGATATTAATTTAGTGACTTCTAAATCATCTACTCTAATATTAAATTCTCTTTTAAGTAGAGACAAAACAGGGTTAATCAAATTATATAACCCTTTACCTTTTAATATTTCTATAGGAAATTCTTTTAATATTACTGAAGAGGTAATTAACCCATTAGAAGTTACTATTAAACTAGAACAAGATAATTTAATAGATACCAGTATTGATATTGGGGCTCCTAATTTTTCATTATCAAACGAAGACATATTCACAGTACCTAGTAGTCAAAAAACTTTTGACCAAATATTAAATAGGGGGTCTATAAGTTCTAGTTTTAATAATGTGCAAAATATATTAAGTGGTAGTGGGGTTGAAATCGATTTAGAATTCGATAATCCTGATACCCCTACGGGATATCATTTTGAAAATTTTATTCATTTTAGTTCTGCTGCTGAAAGACTTCAAAACTTTAAATATAAGTTAGAATTATTAGAAACCTATTCAGGCTCATTAGCAAATTTAGATAACATTACAGGAAATATAACATCATCTACTTTTGTAAGTGAAAATAAAAATATTTTATTAAAAAAACAAGATAAGTTAAGCCAAGGTTTTGATTATTATGAAAGATACTTATATTATGAATCAGGAGCATATGCATGGCCTAAAACAGATAATACTTTACCTTACACAAATTCTAAAGTAAATTCTGCAACTGCTATATCTTGGTTGGGTGCCCCAGTAAGTGATTATAATAACACATATTATGGGGGACAAATGTTAAGTGCTTCTAAATATGAT